CTTGTTATGTGTTTTTTATCCTTATTAGAATAATAAGTGATTTTAAATTGTGTGTTGTTTTCCATTTTATACCTTTCTATTTGTATGAGGCTATCCTACTATGAATAGGATAGCCCTGTCAACCCTTAATTTAAACTTTCTTCATATTGTTTTCTAGCCAATATTTTAGCCTCCCTTGATTGATGTTTGTTCTTCATACCTTTAATCATACTAGCCAAATTAGTAGGATTATAGATTGTCAAACCTGTTGAGTTAGTTCTAATTAATTCTGCCTCATCAACCTGTATTCCAAGTTCTGTTGCAAGTTCAATTCCCTCACTCAAATACCTGTATGCTTTCAATCCAATCTTTAACTGATCGCATTGTTTTTGAATTGTATCAATCCAAGTTTGATGTTTAGATACAACATTTGCTTTTGCAACTCGCCATTGTTCAAATTGCTCGTATTCATTTTTAGTACAAGCTATTGCTCTTGACCTACAATAAGAAGTTCCAATTACATCAAGATAGTATGGCGCATTAAAAGTTTTGTGCATACCTACCTCATCACTTGTTGAGTGATAACTACCATTAGATTGTCCAAGTGCTTTTAAACACTCATCAACATATTTAGTTTTGTGTGGGTTATCTTTGTTTTCATTTTGTTGTGCATAGATATCTGGGTTGCAATCCATAGCTTTTAAATCTTCTCTAAAATATGCAACTGCAAACTTTTTACCCTCCTCACTACTATACTCACTACCATTTAGATTGCCAAACAAACCAAAATCAAAGTGTGATTTAGTTTCAGTTGGTTCGCCCTCATCATCAACATCTTCGTTATGTGAAAAGTAAAAGCATTTATCTTTTGCTACAACATCACAAGGACTTCCATATTTCTTTTTAAAGTGTCTTAATGTTGCAACATCATCAACAGGATAAGACCTTTCAACAACTTCTTTAGCAAGTTTTGACGCAATACCATATTGACTATCAACTTCTTCTCTTGCCATAAGAAATGCCTCCCTTTCTTGCGTGTCCTCATTCTCAAAGACATTTTTTATTTTATTAAAGAGTTTATTTCTTAACTCGGTGTTCATTCTTATTTTACTCATTTGTTTCCTTTCTATTTTATTATTTTGCATAAATAGATTTATACACTTGACAATAGGATAGTCAAGCATTATATTTGATTTAGGATTTTTAGCAGAGATTAACACAGACAATCTGCTACTGATCCCTGGTCCTACTACGGAGCGTACGACAGAGAGTAGGACCTGGGATCAGTCATTAATGACTGTGAAGATAAACACTATAACACTGGGGACGTGCTAGGGATCCTGTATGTATAGCAATCTGAAGCGCCTATACCCCCCGCGTAGCATAGTGACTGATCATTATTAGCTGGACCATTGGCCCTGGATACAGGTCTAAGCCCTGGTGCACCGGTAAACAATTACTGTCGGGCTTCAATCCGATGGTCCTGCTAATAATTGCCAAGCTTCAAGCTTGACAATGGTCCTGGGATATAGTAGGATGAATTTAGAAAGGAGAAATACATATGAATGAAGGAATGGAAAACTTAAAAGAAATACATGACTTAGAAGAACTAGTTCACAAAAGAACTTATAGAACTGGTGAAGTCACACAACTTAGAAGAATAGCTGACACTCTAGATGAGATTCTGCAGCTGGTAAAGCAGGATATGCAAAAGTATGAAAAAAAAGATTAAACACAATGACCTGCTGCCATGGTTCACTCAGGACCATGGCACGTTGCCGGCCAGTTACCTGGCCAGCTGTGAAAAGTTTTTTAAGGAGCTACAAGCTTCAAGCAACAAGCGCCAAGCTTCAAGCTTGACAGCTGCTGGACCATGTGATAGTAATAGGATTATAAAGGAGAATTTAAAATGAAAGTAAAAGACGCAAAAGAAATTACTGGCAGCTTAACCCGGACAAGCAAAATGCCTGGGCTAAGTTACAGCCTGCCAGCGTGGGAATGCAAAACCGGATCAAAGCTCAGGAAGGTTAAGGGCTCAGTATGCGCCAGCTGTTATGCATTAAAAGGAAATTACACACGTTACAAAGCCATCAAGGCAGCTCAATATGTAAGATTAAAATCATTACAAGACAGCCGCTGGATTGAAGCAATGACAGCTCAGGTGAAGCGGTCAACTTATTTTAGATGGCATGACGCCGGAGACGTCCAAGACCTGGACCATCTTAACAAAATTTATGAAGTATGCAGGTTAACACCTGACACTAAGCACTGGATGCCAACCCGTGAAGCATGGATAAAGGACCACCTGGCCAGCAAGCCTGACAATCTTGTTATAAGATTTAGCCCGCCAATGATTGGACAGCGAAACGATACCTGGCCCAACTCTTCCATGGTGGTGGAGAAGGACGCAACATGTCCAGCACCATCTCAGGGCGGCAAGTGTGGAAGCTGCAGAGCTTGCTGGGATCCAAAAGTTAAGGTAGTATCATATGGTAAACATTAACATGACACATATATTTAAACATCCAAAGTATTATAAAGAATTACGCAAGCGTAATAAATCTGATCAGGTCATTAGCTTAAGAACTCACGACGGTGAGTGCGAGCGTGCACCTGGTCAGGGCCTTAAAGTTTCAAGCTCCAAGCAGCAAGCAGCAAGCAATGAGGATCAAGCTTCAAGCGTCAAGCATCAAGCTTTAAAGCTTTCGAACCAACCTGGTTAATTGCCAAGCGGCAAGCATCCCATCCTGAGTAGCAAGCTTCAAGTTTCAAGCCTGAAGTTACAAGCTCCTCGATCCGAGAACCATGGTACATGGATATTGGAGAAGTTTTAGGGGGCAAAGGACCAAGGGCCTTTGCTAGTATGAAAGTGTTGTGTGGGTGCTTAATATGGAACGCAATTTGATGGGGGCTGAATCGGATTTTGTTACCTTTAGTAACCTTTAATTCTAAAGTACAAAAGTACCCAGAAGTATTACAGACCAATAGATCAGGAGTCCCAAGTAAGCTAATGTTTTCAATTCGAATAAGCGAAAACTGTTTAAAATTTTGCTTAACATTTTGGTATAATTTAGCCTCTGGGCCCATATGTTTTTTAAGGTAATCACTGCGCTTAAATATGCAGTTTGGGCGGTAAAGATATCCTATTAGTTCTGTCTGTTTTTAATACAAGACGATGAGCGCTGTGTCCCTTCTGTCCTATTATAGGTGTTGCGTGTTCTTGTACTTCCATTCTAACTATTTTGTTTATGTGACCATCAATTTCTACATAGATAACAGCATTTGATAATGCATTACCTTGACGGCTACCATCTTTTTTGCCTTCAGTAAATTTAGATAAAAATTGTTGTAAGTCTTGTACTCGCATTATTTTTTTATCTGCATTTCTAATAGTTGAATCTCTTCTCGAAGTCTAGCAATTTCTGCTTGAAAGTTTTCATTTTGGGTATGTAGTTCTCGTATAGTGCCAGACATTTGAAGAACAATTTGTTTAGTACCTTTTAATTGATTTTCAGTTTTAATATACTCAGCTTCTCTCTGCTGATATTTAAATAAATCTTCTTTGTATTGTTCAGTTAACAAGGTTATATCTAAAGGGCCTCTGTCTTCCTTCGCCTCGTGTTTAATAGTAGCTTCATTCTCATGACTCATATCTTCTCCATATTCCTTTATGTTTGTGTATGTACGTTTGTCTTTCATAGTATTGACTTTATAGGATAGTTACCTTAAAAAGTCAATATGGGAGTTCCTAAAAGATTAACAGAAATGCAAAAAAGATTTGCCGAGTATTTGGTATTCGGTGGTCCTGAAGGACCAGTTAACAAAGCTGAAGCAGCCGAGCTGGCGGGCTACAGCAGGAAGAGATGTAGACAAGAAGGAGCTGAGTTAACTAACCCAAGACAGGCACCGCTTGTAGTTAAATATTTAGATGAATTAAAACAAGAAAGAAATTTAAAGTTTGGAGTCAACTATGAAGGGCATATTGCTGAACTAGCAAGAATTAAAGATTTAGCTTTGAAGAAGAATTCCTTCTCTGCTGCTGTAAACGCTGAAACAAATCGTGGAAAGGCAGGAGGACTATACATAGACAGAAAAATAATAAAACATGGGAAATTAGAAGACATGACAGAAGAACAACTAGAAATGAAAATGGCACAAATCGAAGAAGACTACGCAAGTCTTTTAAGTGATGATGTTGTTGAAGTGAAAGCAATAGAAATTAATGAATCCGAGTTATCTTCTTCACACAAGAAGTCGGGAAAACAGAACGTTCCGAAAAGTGAATAGAACCATCTGATTCTACATCATAACCAGCAAAGATTCTTACAGTATCCTCATCCTTACTAAACAACCAACCCTCACTCACGGGTGTAGCTAACTTCATAGCTTTAAATTCTTTATCAGTACCCCAGCCGCCCTCAGTGATGATATCAATCCAATCGATACGCACACGCTTGTAAGGAAAAGGCAAAGCTTCTTTGATAGTTTTAGATTTAGTGTAACTATTAATTCTTCTAGATTTTTTCTTGGATTTCATATCTGTATATGTATCTAAAAAAAATCAGTTTTTCCAGTTTTTTGTATCGCGCGCGCATAGGCAAACTGAGATATTGCCCTAGGTGACATTATAATCTGTCACATGACACTTTTTAAAACAACAATTTGGCAGACATTAGCTATATATACCAACACTTTTAGTCGAAGTGACAGAAAAGACACTTTTTTTATAGTAGTTTTTATTTTTTTTTTTATTTATTTTACCATACATATACACTGGAGTAATGGTGTGATATTCTTGCAACACATTGTGGCATTAATGTCACAATATAGCTTTATCTGCCTTTTTTCCGCCATAATATTTCCTCATTACGGACAACTTATCTTCAGCTTCTGCAATAATCTGTAACAGTTTGTCAATTTCACCTGTTATATCTATGTGC